AGTTCTCTTTTGTGCAAAAAGGACGGGTTTCTTTGCCAAAAAATGAAGAAATTTGGCAAAAAACTTACGTTTTGGCCGAAAAAATCATGAAAAATCCGGAAATTTTGCCAATAATGGACGCAGATCACTACCATTCTGTCAAAGTTAAGCCCGTTTGGCGTACTAAATTGTACCGGATTGCAAGGATAGGAAATCACGTTTTCTATTCGTATAAATGGCCAAAGCCCTTAAAAACAAGCCTTAAACCACGTATTAGAGGCCAGTGATCGCGGCCCGCGGAGCGTTGTTTAAAACGGTTACTCTATATAGGGCTGAAAAATAAAAAAAAATAAAAAAAGTTTTTCAAGGCGTAACCGACGTAACTTATGTAACTTAGGGGTTAAGTGTATATAAACAAAGAAAATAAAAGTTACATATATGGTTACACCGACAAAACCAAAAATGTAACCGTAAAACAGGGTTCTGAAAAGAGCAAAAGCACCTATAAGGGCGGCGGGGGGAAAATTTTAAAAAATATTTTTCTGGTATATATAATATTATCGGTTGTATAAGAGTTTTATATAGTAGTTAAAGTTTAAGAGGCCCCTATGACCAAAGCAAGAAGAGGTCGTGCTGTTAAGAAAACAAAGTACGGAGTAATACCCTCTCCACTCTTGATTAAAGAACGCGCCGTTCCAAAACATAACAAGCTTGTTGATCCAGATAGCCCACGCCCTGATCCCCGTGGTCGCAAACGTATTTCTATAGATACCAAGCTTACGCGCAAACAAGAACTTTTTGTTAAAGAGCTTGTGAGCAACGACGGACTAATCACTTTTAAGGAAGCCGCGATAAAGGCAGGCTATCCAGAAAGTTCTGCCCATACTCGTGCTTATGAATTAACCAACCCACACAAATGTCCGCATGTTGTTGCGGCCATCAAAGCTTACCGCGCTGAACTGGACGCTAAGTTCGATGTGAATTACGGCAGGCATATTCGCGCCCTTCAACAAATTAGAGATATAGCTTTGGAAAACGGAGCCTACTCTGCCGCTGTTCAAGCGGAGTATCGAAGGGGCCAAGCGCAGGGAGACATTTACGTTAGTAAGTCTGAGATCCGCCACGGCAGTATCGACAGTATGAGCAAGGAAGAAGTTCTGAAAGCTTTGAGCGATTTGAAAGATGGTTATGGCGAAAACGTTATTGACATTACCCCAACCGAAGATGCCGACGGAAGCGGGCCTATACCGCCAACTAAAAACCGCGCTAAAAACCCGAAGAAACTGGCATCTAACTAGAATTGAAAATTGGGTAGGCCAAGGCATCCCTGATCTTTTGGTTTGTGATGAGGTTGGAAAGTTTCATTTTATAGAATTAAAATTTTGTAAAGCTAACGCGGTTAATCTTAGCCCACATCAGGTTGCGTGGCTCACACGGCATCGTACAAGCAGTAGTTTCATTTTGGTTAAGCAACAGGCCAAACCAGACGTTAGGGCATCCCTGCACCTTTACAGAGCCTCTCAGGCCATAACGTTAGCTGAAGAGGGTTTGAAAACCCCGCCGCTGGGGTTCTTTGACCACCCTTTTGATTGGGATAACGTTTTTGACTTGATTTCTCCCATATAATCGCTTACGCTGGTTTTTATTGAATTTTAACAAATTGGAGATTGGAATGAAAATTACTTGCGGTAGAAGACTTTGGGAAGTTGAAATAGAGGCGTTAATTGGAGAGGCTAAATTAATGTTGGCGTTGAAACAGAATAGCAATTGGGTGGGCAACGGTGCTCTTTACCGAACTACTAATGAAAACGTTTTTCATTTTATTGATCACGCCGCAATGCTGGTAACTGGTAAGGGGAAGCAGCGTAATGGATAGATTAGACGAAGTTATAGGTTTAGTTTTGGAACAAATAAAAAAAGATGTGGCTGACGATAGGATGGCCCCTCTTAAAGAAATGTTAAAAAGCGTAAATTTTGGGCCTTTGATTGCTTACTTGCCAGAACTGGAAAAGAAATGATGGCAGAGTATAAAATTTCAATTCTGTGGGGGCAAACTCCCTATGATGGTGATGAAGCAATCACTTATAAGTTTAACACTCAAGCTGAGTTAGACGCATTTGAGCTTGGTATTGCTGAAATGGATGGATGGGATGGGCTTGATGATACAGTTGAAGAAGGCCATGTTCATAGGGAGACTGCATGATGGCAAAATATGAAGTCACCCTTAACGCAATCGTCACAAAAACTATTGAGGTTGAAGCCAGCGACGAGAACAAAGCAGAACAAAAAGCAAGCGAATTGTTTATAAAAATGTTTGAGGAAACAAATGATTTAGAAACAATTGGCGCACCCATTCGCCTTGATGAATATATTAAAAAACCAGAAAATACTAAAGATTTTGTGCTTTTAGACGGTGAAAGGTTGGCAATATAATGTTTTTATTTACTCTATTGGGCCGTTTATTATACGGTAAAGATTACGATAAACTAAGCCAACAAGCCAGCAAATCAAAACGGCGAAGAACGACGCGCCGAAAACGTTAGAAAATTAAACCCGCTTGACCAGCGGGTTTTTTTATGCCTATAATATGGGATAAATCGCTTACTTGGAGAATGTAGCAATGTTAAAAACCGTAGAACTTAGCCGCGCCCAAAAGACAAAAGGCGTCGCGGTCACTTATAGAGCGGGCGAAAATGATAATTTTGGAACGTGCCCCGCAACGTGTGAATTAAATCCTAGCGGTTGCGGCGCGTCAAAAGTTGATCAAGATTATCTTGACGCCGTTATTGACGCTGTACCGTTAAAAGGCGTTTCGTTTACTTACTCGCATTTTTCGCCCATCTACTGGGCCAAAAAATTAAAGGCGGGTAAAACTGTTATAAACTATTCCGCCAAAACCGCAGAACTTGCGGCGCGATATGTAAAACAAAAAATTCCAACCGTTTGTGCCGTTCCCCTTTCTTTCTGGGAAGGCCGTAAAAAGACAAATGTTGACGGCGTTAACGTTGTTAGATGCCCAGCCGAATATTTAGATAATTTTGGTTGCGCCCAATGCGGCGCGGGTGATCCGTTATGCGCTCGACTATCTCGTGATTTTGCCGTCGGATTTACAGCGCATGGCGTACACAAAAAGAAAGCCGCCAATCCAGACGACGCGGGCGGTTGCTATGCTACGGGCGGCAACGTTCTTTTGCACTGGACTAGCACGGCGAAGCAAGAACAAGATGAAAGCGACGGAGACAAGTTAAGGCGATTTGCTAAAAGCTTAACGCCGCGTACAATATTGCGCCATCATATAGCGGGCGATATAGGGGAAAATTAGAACTTTCTAAAAATTCACTTGCGTAAACGATAGTATGCGCTATTATAGGACTAGGGAAAAGGATCCCTTTTTATTTGGAGAATAAAATTGACAAATCATATTGAAAACGAAAACAACGCGCTTTCCGATTTACTGGAAAAAGTAAAAGACCAATCCTCAAGAGCGGCGGACTATTTAGCACCAACAAACGATTTGCAAAAAACGACTTCCAACGATGGAAAGCCGCAAATGATAATTGAAGCAAACCGCGGCGAACCTACAAAAATTTTAAACATTAACGACACGGCGTTTGGACAAATCGCAACGCATGCGGGAATTGACACTAGAACGGCACGACGTTTGCAAGAAAATTACCCGCAAGAGTTTGACACTTTAACAAATGCAATCTGGCAGAAAGAACCAACGCGGCGAATGGTTAGGACTTTCTCTAGTGATGCAGGTTTAGATAACAAATTTGATTATGACGGAACCGTTCGCGCTTTTGTTTCTGATAAGTTTAAAACGTTTGACAACGTCAATTTATTGCAAACAACGTTGCCCCAGTTGATGGAAAGTGACGCGCAATGGAAAGTTATGCAGGCCAATCTCTCAGAAAAACGCATGTACTTGCGGCTAAAAAGCTTGCTCCAAACTGGCACTGGCGCAAATGTTGGAGACCATATGGCCAACGGCATAGGTTTTGGAAATTCTGAGGTTGGCGCGGGATCCGTTTCCGTTTATCAATTATTTTGGACGTTGGCATGCAAGAACGGCATGCAAACCGAAAACAAAAGCCGCTCAAGCCATATTACATCTGCCCGCGATGGGGACGACTGGGGATTGCTTTCCGACGATGCCAAAAACGCTGATAACCATGCGCTTGAATTAAAATTGCGGGATCTAGTCGGTGTTTATTCAAGCCGCGAAGCATTTGACGAAGTTCTGGATAAAATGAAAGCCGCCGCGGCAGATGTTATTGAGGGCGAATTTACCGACGTAACCGACGTTGTTAATAATCTGGGCAAGGTTATGCAGCTAACCAAAAAAGAAAATAGCGACGTTTTGAATGGTTTAATGGCTACCATTGGCCAGAGTGGGTTTGAGCAAGAGAAGCCGCTATCTCGTGCTACTCTGATTAATGCCGTTACCGCCGTTTCACATAGGGCTGATGTTGACGATGTGGACACATGGCAACGACGCGGCGGCAAGTTGTTGGATATGACCCGCAACGATTGGAACCGCATAGCGGCCTAAACTTTCTTAAAATTTCACCTAACTGGCCCGCCATCGTGCGGGCCTTTTTTTATTCGTTTGACTAAAACTCCCATATCGGGTTAAAACTCCCATACGGGCGGCTTCCGTCCTATAACTACATTTTGGAGAATGTAAAAATGAACGACTTAAACAAAAACTTACTGGCTACCGTTGCCACCCAGAACACCGATTACTCTGATGTTCTAAAAGAACTTGAAGCAGCGAAGGCAGAACTTGCCGAAATGCAGGATAAGCTTGCTTACGCCAATCGCTTTCAAAATCTTTTTATTGGTGCAATGGAAGGCCCATTAAAGGACATTGTAAGAGATGAAGTAACGCAATCAATTGATCATGCGATGGAAGCAAACTTTGAAGATCTATTATTAGAAAAGTTCGATATTCATAGTTATTCCGACGAAATTAATTATATGGCTTTAGAAGATTTTGATATCAACAATTATTCAAACGATCTAGAAACGGAAACTAAAGATTTGATCCGCGATGTATTGCGCGGCGCAACGTTCAAGATGGAGGTTTGATCATGAGCGATAAAACCATAGCTGAAAAGATCCAGTTTCAACTCCAGTTCATGGGTATGATGTTACTATCTGGCCGTAATGACTTTGCTAATACAGCCTACGTTAAAGCGCAGGAACTAACCGCCGAATTGATCGAACTGGAAAAACTTAACGCTAATTTAGAAAGGGTTGAATAATGACTGATATGTTTACACCTCAGTTCAGAGATGATTTTGATTTGCCAGCGGGTTCATTCCATCGTCGTTTAAATTATGACGGCAACGTTTGCGATATCTATTTCTTTAAACAGCCGCACGGCGACGACTATATGTGTCGATACGGAAACAATGCTCCAGACTACACAAGTGGTCGCGTTCAAAATATGTTATGCCTACTGGCAATTGATCCAAAACTAGAAGCAAGCGATCCAGAAATGGCCTTGCGGGATCGGATCCAACATAATGAAAGCACGATCCAACTGGGCCGATACTATTTGGAATGGAAGGGTTTGATTAAAGAAGACCCATCCATCACTCGATTGCGTAAGCTTGAGATTGCAACGTCTCAATTGTTTGAGGGTGAAACGCTAGTCGCTTACTAGCTCCAACCCCAATAATAAGATTGGCCCGCCATTGTGCGGGCCTTTTTTATGCCCAGTGTTTAAATTAGTTAAACTTGCCGCGGCGCGGCCCTCTTTCCCCGCTCAAACGTATGGAAGGCAAACCCCACGCGCTGGGATCCGATGCTCGATGCTCGATGCTCGATGCTCGATGCTCGATGCTCGATGCTCGATGCTCGACAATGCATAGATCGCGCCCAGCGCAACGTTTGCCAGCATCGAAGGCAAGAACCGCAGGCCGCAGACCGCGCAACGTTTGCCAGCATCGAGGGCGCAAGAACCGTGGACCGCGAAGCTTTCCAGACTTGTTAGTTGCGGCAGCTGCCGCACCAAGCGCATACCGAACTGGCTAGGGTCCCTTCCAATATCGGGTCAAAATCCATGTTTTCTTGATGAAATCACCAATGCAATTTTTCGCGGTCCCAGCGCCGACCATACGGGGGCTTGGGCCATGTTTCTCGCGAATATTTACATAAAATTTGATTTGAGGTATAACTATCCTATAAACAGGCATATAATCCCATAAACAGTTAGGGTCCCCCAATGAATGTTAGCCTAAATCCGGCACAACAAGAAAAGGCTTTGAAGCTTGAATTAAGGCTCGCACAGATCGCCAAGAACGAGGGTTGTCAGGAAAACTTTTTGGACTTTGTAAGAACCATGTGGCCGGACTTTATCGCTGGACGGCATCACAAAATTATCGCGGACAAGCTTGAGCGTGTCGCGAGCGGCGAACTAAAGCGTTTGATTATCAACATGGCTCCGCGGCACACGAAGAGTGAGTTTGCATCCTTTTTGTTTCCGGCTTGGATGATGGGCCGTGATCCGCGCATGAAGATCATTCAGGCGACGCACACGACGGAGTTAGCTGTTAACTTTGGTCGGAAGACGAAGAACCTTTTGGATGCGGACGAGTACCGGGAGGTTTTCCCGGATGTTAAGTTAGCTGCGGATAGCAAGGCGAGCGGTCGTTGGGACACGAGTGCTGGCGGGATGTATTATGCTGTTGGTGTTGGTTCTAACTTGGCGGGTCGTGGTGGTGATTTAATAATTATTGACGACCCTCATTCTGAGCAGACGGCGATGAGTACGAGTGGTTTTGACGATGCTTGGGATTGGTATACTGGGGGACCGCGGCAGCGTTTACAGCCGGGTGGTTCGATAGTTTTGGTACAGACGCGGTGGTCAGAGAAGGACATGACGGGTCAGTTGTTGCGAGCGATGGCGAAGGATCCATTAGCGGATCAGTGGGAGGTTGTTGAGTTACCTGCTATTTTTGAGGACGACACGCCTTGTTGGCCGGAATTCTGGAGTTTTGAAGATTTGACTGCGGTCCGCGCATCTATACCTCCGAGCAAGTGGAATGCACAGTACCAGCAGAATCCGACGGGTGAGGAGAATGCGATTATTCCTCGCGATTGG